ACCAGTGCTGCGACCTGATGGTGCACCAGAACCTTGTGGCTTCGGTGCTTTCTGCATCCACTCAGGCAATGATGCTTTAGCCCAATCTGCAACAGGTCTGCGTTCGTAGCCATCAACGACAACAACAGTGCCATCAGCTTCACGCTGGATTTTGTCTGCCGACAACTTGGTTTTGAGCACCAAGTCAGGATCATGCACAATGTCTGCTAGGGCAGAAACTGCAGGGCTGATCAGCTCTAGTTCTCGGACTTTGGCTTCAAGTTCTTGAATGCGCTTGTCCTTTTCCGCCGACGCCTCACGGAATTGCTGCTCCAAAGCTTGTCGCGCTTCGGTGTATTTCCCTTCGGATTCAAGCTTTGATTGTTCAGCTTGTCGTTTAAAGTCCAAAAGTTCTTGAACATCCACATCCTCAGGGATCGACTTTGCTTTTTTCAGCTTGCCGATTAGCTCATGATTCTTGCGTTCAAGAGCTTCGATGCTGTTTTTCAGTGAATCAATTTCGCCGCTGTTTTGCGTTTCAACAGGCGTAACCTGTTGATTTTGCTCGTCAGACATGAAAAACCCGTAGGGTAAGTTTTCAGTCGAATGTTATCACCACTTCTCCTTATTTGCCCAAAAGGCTGCAGACATCTTGCCCTTGGCGATGTTTTTTGCATGACGTGCTTTGAATGATGCACGACGTGCTTTTGCAGCTTTTGATTCACCCTGGCGACGTGGTGAACCTGATACGCCTTGTTGTCCAAAACGAATCAGCTTGACCTTATCGCCTTCTTTGGCAAGTACCGCGTGCGATTTCTTCGGATGGTTTGGTGTCCGCTTGGGCTTGTTGTACCCAGAAAAAGTTTCGCCGCGATACTTGATGCTCATTTGCGCTTCGGTGCCTTGCGAAGTTGTGATTCACGCTTCAGCACTGGGTTGCCAGTTGATTCAGATTTAATCCGAATCACAGGATCATCCTTGCTGCCAACACGCGTGATGTTGCCACCTGTTGGTCCTTTGATCATGGCGCGTTCACCAGCAATGCTGGTCACAACACCATAGGTGCGCTTGCCTTGATACACCCAGCTAACACGATCGCCGCGTTTCATTTCTTCTTACCTTTTTTCTTGGGCATCGGCTTCATCGGCTTTTTAGGGCCTTTGTACTTGCCAGGCATGACAATGATGCTGCGGTTATTCCTAGTCTAGTTTGCCGTAACGCTTGCGTAAGTCTTGCAGCGTAAGTTCTGAGCCATCATCACGAACAAGTTTTGCGATCGCATCTTTTGGGCCATGCTTAGCGGAGAGCTTTTTAAAGTATGGAACTTTGGATTTTCCTAGTGCTTGTTCTTGTACTGATTTACTTTGCTTAGCCAGCCATTGCCCGTAGCTTTGATCTGCTGGCACCATTCCACCTTGTGCTGCGCGTTTACCGCGTGGTGGTGGATCAAACGGCAAGTTGTCATAGTCAATCACAGCAACCGTCGTGCTGCGACAGTTGAAGTGTTGCGGTGGTTTCGGACCCTTGCCGTATTCAAATTCTCTACCATCCAATGCACGACAAATGGCAGAAGTACGAGAATCAAGCGTTGCGACATAACGATACTTTTTCGTGATGTCTTGGTTTGCTTCATAGACCTGCTGTGAAGCGGCATTAGCAACCTGATTGATGCTAGTGCGAACTAGGGCGACGACTTGATTATTCGCTACTGTTGTTGCTTGTCCACCTGCAGCAGCAATTTGCCTGACACTGCCTGTTTGCCCAAAACGCAATGTACCTTTCAATCTGCGAGCAATATCGTCAGTAGTTTCACCAGTCAATAAACCTTGCCGTACAACTTGCCCAAATAATTCAGCTTGATCTTCTGCAATACCACGAAACGCCTTTTGCACAACTTGACCATTAGGCAACGTGATCACTGCACCTTCTGCAGCAGTCAAACTAAATGTTTGCGGTGCGCCTTCTACTGCAGCAAATAGATCATCAGACAATGCAACGACATTGATCTGCGTTGGATCTGTAGTGACAACAGACTGAGCAAATTGCGGGCTGATTTCAACAGTTCGCACGATGTTACGGCTTCCGCGTGGCAAGACCTTTTTAAGCTGTTCTTCTACAAACTCGGATTGCAGCTCTGCTAAACCTTGCAGTTCTATTGCTGTTAGTTCAGTGCTATCACCTGCCCAGGTCGCTAGTGATTCTTTGAGCTGTGCAATAATTGATCGCAGTCGTGCTGCCTTAAATGATTCATCAAGATCATCAATAGCACGAAGCTGATTGACGCTATCCAGAATGATGTCGTTGTATGCGTTAATGACACGGCGAGCAACGCTGTTGCTGTAGCGATTTAAATCAATCGCATTGCGATATAACGACTCCGGCGTGCTCATTGTTAATACAACCCAATATCTTCTGGATCGTAAGGGCAGATAATAGAAATCTCAGCACCGCCTTCGATTGCTTTTTGCATAAGCTCAGCAAAACCTGCGATCGTATCTGCACCCTCGTCAATTAGTTTTGCTTCATCAACAATGTCAATCCCATACTCAGATCGCCATGCCATGCGAATGATGGCAAACAACCTTTTGGGTAGCTCTTGCTGAACGTAGTGGACGCTATGCTTTTTCGATGTGTCCGGTTCCATCACGTCCACGCCGCTGCATTCATCATGCCGCATCTTCTTCAATCAGGCTTGACTCTTCAGGTGCAGCATCAATTAGACCACCGGCTTGTGTAGCCTCAAGCTCATTGTCTACATCAAAGTCGTCACCAAGCACTTCGCCTTCCGACAGTTGCATCAGCAATGTTTCCTGTGTGATCGTGCCAGCGGTGTAGAGCTGCAGCAGTGCTTGGATTTCTTGCGGTTCCAGTCTGGTACCAAGGAAATCGCGGTTTACATAGCTGCTGCCAGGTTGACGATCACCAAGGAATTCAGCGTGATACTGCAGGCAGTTGTCGATCATGTCCTGCATGTTCTGCGCGATCACCATCATGGTGCTGTCACCTTGACTGCGATCAAGACGCTTGGCTTCTGCAGTTTCAGCCGATAGCTTTTGACCAAGCACAGCAGATAGTCCTAGTTCATTGATCTGCTTTTCAATTTGATCAAGCCGTTGGAACAGTGATGCAAACGCATCAGATGATGGGGAAATATATTCTGCACGTCCATCAGCAGGAAAAGCAATCGCTTCACCAGGACCAGCGGTAACTTCTTCTGCAGCAGAAGGGAAACCGTAGAACGCCAACATCGGAACTGCCGAGATATGCAGTTGATTGTCTAAATCTGATTGAACCTGATAAGCCTTGAGGTTTAGGTTGGCAATATCTTCAAGCGGTGGGCGTGATTCAAAGGTGTTTACCTTGTTCGCATAGGCAACACTGAATGGGATGCGATTTAGGCTTGTGCGTCCTTCATCAACGACACGGAAATCACCTTTCTTGTCATCACGCTGAAAGAGCTTAAATTCACCAGGTGTCAACACACGCACCTGCTGCACTTGCTTTTCGCCGTATTCACCATCAGGAATGGTGACAGTTTCAGATAGACGAAGCTGAACAAGGCGTTGTTCGCCGTCAATGATTTCAGTGCGATAGCCAAGAATATCGCGTGGCGAATATGCACTCCAGTAAGGTCTACCACCATCACGCGGTGCATCAACTAAAACACCGACATGACCGTAACGGATCATCTTGCGTGCTGTTTCATACGTCCAGACGTTGAGATCTGATCCGCCCAGATCAACGTTGAAAAGCTGCTCACGAATTTGATCGGATGTGTCATTCAGGCGCACTGGTTTGCGTGTAAGCATTCCAGCCAGCATCCGTTCAAGGCGTTGATAATACGGCGGACAAATTGAAGTGCTTAGCCTGCGATCGTAGCTTTCGTCTAGTTCTCGCGGTTCTTGCGGCAAATATCTGCGATGACGACGGCGGATTTCATAGGTGCCGCCCATCAAATCTTCAATCAGCATCCAGTGTGGTTCCTGATTAACCCACGCTGCATTTGGATCGTTGACTTGCGAGACCTTGGCGAATAATTGCCGGTCATAGTGAGAGAAACCAGAATACACCGCCTAAATCCCGCAAGTCGATGTTTCTAGTTTAGTCTGCCAACAAAGATAGCTGGTTTGCTGCTAGCGGCAAAACTCTATTGCCCCATTGATCACCCATTGCTTCAGCAATGCCAGTAAAAGTACGGCTCCTCTCTTTCCAGCGATCAGGTCCTGGCGGCATCATATGAATCCTTGCTTCACGGCCTTCAACGTATTTCGTTGGCCGCAATTTTGGCAAATTTTTCAACCATAAACAAGTTGCCTTGGTTTCGCCATGACCATATTCCCAAGGTTGAATGATTTGATCCGGTGGACGAATAGCAGAACTGATGACACTTACAGGATTCTCAATGCACCACCGTTCTATTGGCGAATTCATCAAGAACCGCACAAAGTCCAATGCTTCGGCTTGTTCCCGTTGCTTGCGATAAAAGTGACGACTGCCAGAAACTGCAAGATGTGTGCATGGCGGATGAGCCACCATCAAATCCCAATCATCATTGATGATGTCTTGCACTGGCCCTTGATAGTGAAACTCAGGATCAGCTTCACATTCCAATAGATCACAACTCATAGCAAAATGCCCGTGACGCCGAAAAGCATCACGGACACGGCCACTGTATTCGCAAGCGACCAAAACACGCATTAGTCTGCAGCAGCAGCAGTCAAAACAACGCTGTTGCGTCCCACCTTGATGTCAAACGTGGTGCCAGGATCAAGGTTCATGCCTTCGATGTAGGCACTACCCACGATCACTTTGCCATCAGATTGCACCTTGGTTTTGTGCGTGAGCTTACGGCCCATGCGCTTCTTAGGC